GAACTGCTTGAGCGTGGATTCAATCAGGTCGCTGAAGTTTTTCTCTGTACCCATCGTGAAGGCAAACATATGATCAAGCCACTCTTTAGAAGAGTCAGCCATCATCTTGTCGATATTCCCACTTAGGTCATTCCAGCCTTTGGCTTGCCTGTCAAGTTCCGTCATATAGGCATCGCCAAACCGACGATTTTCAACAATGCGCTTGTAGTTTGCCGCTTCCTCATATCTAGCCAGCGCTGTATTTAGCTTCTCAGCGTCTGTGATTGTCTCTCTCGCCTCTTCCTTGCGTGCAGTCTCTTCGTCGTCAATGAATTTCATCTTCTGAAGGTGTGCAGCTCTCTCCCTCTCCTGCACATTATAGATGCCTTGAATTTGGGCATTAGTGGCCGCTTGTTTGCCAGCGATTGCATCCTTGATAGCCGAGTTTAGAATAGTATCGCCAATGACACCTTTACTTTGCTCCTTCAGTTCCTTCAGTCTGTCGCCGGTTAGCCCTGCCCTATTTGCCAACGTTGCAAGCTCTCTCGAAACAGATGCCACTCTAGATGGAATATAACTAAGTCCAGCAGAGTATTCGGCGCTTGTGTCTGCGAGTTCCTGTGTCACTGCAGCCTGTTTACCAGCAATACTCTGGAATGCCGTTTGAGCCCTAGTTATTTCCGCTGTTTCGGCTGCGCCCTTTACAAGCTGCAGAATGTACGAGCGAATAGGAGACTCGCCTTCACGAACCCGCTCATTAACGTTGACAATCGTGGAAATGAAGTCTTCCGCTGATCCTGTCCATTCGTTAAAGCGCTTTTGAAGCTCTGCTTTTTGTTTCGCTGTGCCGCCAACCTCTAGTCCATTCTTGCCAGGCGAAGGAGCAATATCGTATTTTCCAGAAACGATATTTTCAACGATCTTAGCAAGTTCTGACTTTTCGGCTTCCGCGGCGAAGTCTCTTGCGTCCGCGATAAGACCTTGGTAAGCGATTCTGCCTTGGTTCAAAATGAGCTGTTGCGCCGCAACCTCCTTCATCAATGGAGATTCTTTTACTGCGTCCTTAGCGCCCTTTACGTCTGGCTTGCCGCCAATAAAAATTGGCTTCGCCATTACTGTACTTCTATTGCCTGCGATATTTGCGACTTGCTCCTGATACGCATTCCGCAGCAGCGCTTCAGCCCTCTCGCCACTTGCCTGGGCCTTTGGTAGTGCAGTCATGAATGCTTTTGTTGTCAACTCGGCACGCTTGTCTAGCATCTGCAAAGTAAGCTCATGGTGCTCTTTGTTCAGCCTTTCCCAAGTAGCCTTGTTACTTTCCTTATTTGTCGTGTTTAGCTTTGTACCAACCTCGGTTAGTTTCTTCCAAATATCAGTGAGATGTAACTCGTCGTCAACGCCTCTAGAAAGAGATAGTGATAGCTTTTCGCCAGCGGCCAAGTCCTCAGCTTTATCAACAGCCCTTTGTGCTTTTTCCTGAAGTTGTTGGGCTTCACGAAGCCTTGATTCAAGATCGGCAATCCGATCCTTCATGTCCTGTTTCTTTGAGCTTTGCTTTCTATCGCCGGTGTTATACAGAACATCAGGAGTGTTCTTTAGGTCCGCGTATAGTCTCTTCAACTCCAACCGAATGTCGTTAACGTCAGCCTTCTTTTTAGTCAAATCGTCTTGACTGGCGTCACCAGCTTTAATTCTAGTAACACGCTCTATCTCTTCGGCTGCACGTTTAGCAGAACCAGCCAGTTTGTTATAAATCCAAACAACGCCTTCCAGCGCAAGACTAAATGCGATACTCCAACCAATGCCCTTCAGCAAGGTTGCGCCAAAGCCCATAATCGTGGAAGCATAGCCTCCCAATCTAGCGCTTGCGGTTTCGTGCTTGTTAATGTTTTCAGACAGAACGCCATTAGCGTTCTTTAGAATATCAATCTCAGTAAGGACGGCTCGCTTCTTCTTCTCCATTGCAGCGAGTTGCGCATTACCGGCAGCTAGCGAATTAACCTCGGTCTGAGTATGCGATATACGCGCATTCTGGAGATTGCGCAGACCAATAATCTCTTTATTGATTATCGCCAGTTGCTCTTGTCTACGTGTGAGTATGTCTTTGCTGCGGGCAGCTTCATTATCGAAGTTACCAGGATTAGCACCGGCCCTACCGCTATACGCATCGGCCATCTGCCGATTTGACTTAGTTTTCCAGTCTTGATAGTCCTGTTCTGCTGCGCGAAGGTCTTTTAGAACTTCTTTACGCCTTGCCAACGCATCAATTTGTTGGGCGCTTGATGTCTTGGCCAATTGCAATTCAGAAGCAGCCATTGCTTTCCGCTTTGCATACGCGGCTTCCTCAGCCGCTACCAATACGGTAATCGTTGTCTGTTTGGCCTTCACGAAGTTGTTATTTTTGTCAATCTCTGTCTGGATGGCAGCAACTTTGTCCGCAACTGCCTTCTTATTAGCAGTAACAACTTCGTTAAGTGCTTCCTTCTGCTTCTTATACTGATTTGTGAGCGAATCGGCGCCCGCCTTAATAATCCGCCCGCCAAAGTAGAAAGTAGCTAGACTAACTGCCACCTTAAGAATAGGCAAGACTGCGACTAGCGCATCTTTCATCGCAACGATTGCTTCTACGGCAGAAGCAAAGCCTCTACCGAGTTTTCTTCCTAGCTCCAAGCCCTCTACGGAACCGAGATACGCGGTAAGCGCTCCAATCTGTTTCTTGACAGAATCTTCAAGGCCACCAGCACCACCAGCACCCTGAATCTTGAACAACTCCCATTGCGTTTTTAGCGCTTCCAACATACCTGGCAGCGTGCTCATGAATTTCGCAGCAGAGCCAGAGGCATCAATCTCCATCTCTACCAGCATCTTCTTGAGCGCCATCGTTGATTCGACGGTGCCCTTAGATACCGCTTTGGTCAACTCAGCCATCGACATGCCCATACCACGAGCCATCATCTGCATGGCGTTAGGTACAGCTTCGCCCAACTGCTGACGAAGTTCTTCCATCGATATTACGCCCTTACCTGCCATCTGTTGAATGGCTATCGAGGCTCTTTTGGCTTGTTCTCCGGTTGCGCCGTATTTGGCTAGCGAATTAGTTAGCGCTTTCATTGACCCATCAGCGGGGTCAAGGCCGGCTGTTTTCATCTTGACAAACATATCCGTAAGCGTCTTGACTTCAAACGGAACGTTTGCAGCCATGTTAAAGATGAATTGAGTGTCTTTAAGAGCCTCAGTCTTCTTTGCTAATTCGGTTGTTTGTTTGGATAGACCCATCATTAGAGTCTGAATTCGCTCCATCTCTCCACCAGCCTTAATAAAGGCAACTGGCAGTTTCAGAATGATGTCATTGAAGTCTGAGAAAGCAAAGCGAAGAATAGAGATGCCAAAAACCAAGTCCTTAAACTTGGTTGTCATCGCACCAAGTCCGCCTTCAAACTCCCTAGTGGCGTTGTGAGTGCTCTTAACCTTAGTTTGGAATTCGCTCAACTTTTGGTTTGCTCTTTCAACACCAACAGTTAAGTTGTCTCCATCTAGAGTTAATACGACATTGACTTTACTTTGACTCACGATGCTTCCAATCTTTATTAACCGGTCATTGCTCTTAGTTCCTCAAAACCTTCGGTATCGCGTGGCGCTTGAAGATTATAAAGTTCGTCTATCACGTACACCTTTCCGACTGATGCCGAGAGACTATCAATATATTCTCTTACTTGCTCGCCACCTTGCGCGTTATTTGCCACTCTGAAACTTCTCTGGTCTTCTGACGCCTGGATTCTTTCAATACAGTCACTCATAAACCAGAACGTGCGAATAGGGAGCCCTAGAAGCTCCCTATATGACAATCCGTAAAACCTTAGCGCCCTACAAAAAAGAAAGCCGAAATCGACTGCCTTAATTGGAGAGCGCGCTATGCCTTTCCCGCTTCTCCTTCGGAGCTAGCTTCAGTCAAGTCTTCCCCACGAACAAACTTGGACACTGCGGCCATTTGCTCCATAGTAAGGCGACCAAGAACGGCGTCGTCAATAGTAGGAATAGCCATCTTGATAAGACGGACAGATACCTCCATTTGTTTCGAGAATGTTTGCTCACCGGTCATCGACTCGGCTAGTTTGGAACTTTCAATGAAAGTCTCAACGTCCATTTCTTTGACTGGATAAGATACCCCAGCAATGCGCAGTTCGCGGGTTTCATTAGGTGCCAGACTGTCTAGGTTCAGAATCTTTGCCATTTAATCCCTCAAATAAAGAAGCCCCGGAGGACCGAGGCTTCTATTATCGAGTCAGCGGTGACTTAGGTCAAGGGTTAAACTCCAACCTTGAACAGAACGCCGGTACTAGAGTCTGGATAACCCATAAACTCGACGTTGAAGACCCGCTCGTCTTCCAGCTTATAAGCAAACTGCAGGGCACCGGCAGTACCAGCCAGAGGAATCACGAAGTCGTCGGTGCGGTAGTTCCTTGCAGATCGATAGCAGATCAACGCCAGTACCGGAGGTCACAACCACGCTCTTGCCGGTTGCGTCCAGGCCACCAGACAGAACAGCAGCGCCCATCGTCACCTTGGCGGCAGCGCTGCCAGTAGCCAGAGTGAAGGAGTTGCCATCCGCAGACTTGACACCAGAAGTGAGACTAGGAACGCCACCAACGCTAACTGGACCCCAACGAACGGTCACGGCGGAGCCGGTTCCGGGGTAGTAGTACCCGGCAACAGACACGCGACCATCAGTCATCAGGTTTAGTGCAGCAGCCAGGTTCTTAGCGGAATCGGCAGCAGCGGCGCCAATCAGAACTTCGCCTTCAACGGCGGGAACCGTTAGCACTGTCTTGAACGTGACGGTGAAGCCATTGACCGTAATGGTTTCGCCAGTAGAAGGATTTGTCGCCACAGTAATGGAGCCCGCAGCAACCGCACCACCAGTTTGAGTCAACGTGGCGCCAGGCATGATCGCAACCATGTTGTCCAGCGTGGTTTCGGCCAACGGAACCTTGGCTGTGACCGTGCGGCCCATCAGGTACTCATTGATCGAGGTCTTGCCGAACTGATCGACAGCAACCTTGTGGGTTTCGGTGGCAACGGCAACGTCCACGCCGCCCTTGGTGTAGCCCAGGTCGTAACCCGCAAGGAATACCTTGCAGACGCCTAGTTTAACGTTCTTGGTGCTAGAGGCCATAATTATTCCTATCGTGTTTGAGTGGAGTCACAATTGACTGAGGCTCGAATCTACCATAATACTCGCCATATAGCAAGATATCAATCGAACGCAGTCTTTACTTTTTCGATTATGCGCCTTACGAGTCCTTTTTCTTTTTCATAAAGGGCTCTTTCAAGGAATTTTCCGCCTACGAGGGTGCTGGGATTCGCGTCTTGCTTTTCCTGAGACTTCTTTCCGAGATTGAATTCACCAAATGGCGCAAGGTGTTCGTGCATGATGTATGCGTAGTCGCCAACCGGTACGATGTCACCCTCTCTGTTGGCGTGCTTTGTCATGTGTTCTCCATCGACTTCTACGATTAGGGTGGCCTGTGTGAACCGACCTTGAGCGTTACGGGCTTTTGCCACTTCTCTAGATATGATCGCTTCCTCAAGATCACCTTCGTCAATAGGTGCCATTTGCTTCGCTAGGTCACGAATGTCATCTGCTTCTATCCGCATACGTTCGATGGCGTGCTTTACGGCCTTGTCCCCGCCCTGTCTGAGCCGGTACTTCAGTTCTTCTAGTCCTTTTACCTCAACGCCCATTGCTCGCTCACTATGCAGGCCGCAAAATCAACATTGAACTCAGTCACTTCTCCAATAGACGTTGGATAGCTAGCAGGTATGTGCATCGGCCTAATGTAGTTCACCGTCCAGTCATCCATGATGCACCCACCCGAATAGAGTGCCTTCGTGGAACGATTGCTGAGGTCTTCTGCCCCTACCCGTGATAGTGACCGCGCCATCAATTGAAACTGAAACTTCAGATAGCCAGGCAGATCGTAGTCAATCTCTTCCCCAACAATTCGTGACCGAACAAGAATGCCATGCTGGCACTGTGCTGGAAACATATCGAGGAACAATGTCTCTCCAGGCGTTCCCAAGCCCGCTCCAGCCAGGCGATTGATAACGGGCATTAGATTCATGGCTTACCCCAGACGGTGACGAGAACTTCATAATGATCCAGTACGCCTTTCAGGTTGTGCCAGGGCATAACCGAAACAACGCGAAGTTTCCAGCCAACGACTTCAATTTGATCGTCAATGGAAACCATTGCTTGCGGCAAGAATAGCAATTTGCCGGTTGCTTGCATTTCTACAGCGGCGCCACGACTGCCCGAACTGTCAGCCCGAACTGACGACTTTCCAGTAAGCGTATTCAGGCTGATGATTGAGCACGTTGTCCGTACAGGGTCGCCAAGACGTTCTTCGCCATAGACATTGGTGTCCTGACGTTTACGGATCAAGCAAGTTAGATTTGGCTTAAAGAGTGCCATAGCTGATCGTCATCGAAGAGTTAACGTGGAATAGTTTGTCACGTACTGACAGCCATTTGTCATCGAGCGGGATAACGGTTCTGACGCTTGGGTGATCCACTTCCGGATGAACTACCTCAACCTCAGTAACCCCATCCATGACCGCATCGTTAAACTCTGAGTCAATACTGTTCTGATAAGCCATGTCTCGGACTAGAGTCTGAACTAGCTTTTCAGCGTCCCAGGTATGGCCGGCTGAGTCCCTTACTTTGAAGCTGGGCTCGGCCAAACGCTTCTGGGCTAGCAACCCTACCGCCCCAGCAGAACGGCGCTTAGAGAGGGCATCTAGGGGGCTATCAAGCCCGAATTTAGCTTGCTTCATGCTCTGATTCACAATCTCTCTTGAGATGGCATCGAGCTTGACGGAGGTCATCCCATACCGCGCCAAAGCTCGTTTAGCAAGGGTGCCCCTGTCGTTGTCATCAAAGAGCCTGTTGTGAAGTTCGATGGTGTCCTTTGCGAACATCATTCGCATGGACATTTGATACTGAGCCGCCCGAGATTGCTGCTTGACGCTGCCAGGTGGAAGACCAGCGGCTGCAGCTAGGGCTCGTTCGCTTGCCACAGCGGCCATAAACATGCCGAACTTCACTCCCCACTCTCTTCCCATGTCGTCGTAGCCAGCCATTAGCCTCTCCCCACCACTTTGGCGCTTAGTGAGGCGTAGCGACTCACGTAGGCGATAGCACGCTTGCAGATCGGGAAGGTGACAGCCTTGCCGGTGCGGTACATGCGCTTAACTTCACCGATGGTGTCCAGCACGATCCGGTCGTCCCGCTGTTCTTCCTGATCTGGGTTGTCGAGCAGGTTCGCCGCTTCGGCTACCTGGGCCAGCTCTAGCGCTTTGAGGAACGAACCATCGAGGGCCAGCACTTCTGAGATGGACAGTGCGGCAAGGTCAAAGCGCTCGAAAGGCGGGTGGATGTACTCGACGTAGGCGTTGGTGCCATGCAGGGACGGATAGCGCAGCTTGCAGACGTTTTGGTAAGCCTGCAGCAGAGCCACGGTCTTGGCTTGGCGGGTGGATGTGTTCCAGGTCAGCGCCCATGACATTTCGCTTGCGAGCATGTCGGCTGAAGCCAGGGTGGCGATGGTGTTGCCGCCTCGTACCAAGCGCCCTGTGACGCTTTCAAGGATGTACGTGTACGAGACATAGGCCACGCCGGATGCCGTGGTGCATGTCAAGATGATGTCTCTTGCGCCCAATGTCTCGCCAATAGCGAGAGCGTTATTGACGGCGAGAATAGTGATGTCGGCAGTTACTCCAGCGACGAATCCAACAAGAGAAACTGGAGCCGATATCTCAACTCCCTTTTCGTCTTGAATAGAATAGGTGACAGCGGTTGCCAACACTTCAACGCCATTAGCGTCAATAAGGGGAATCGCTACTGTGATGTCTGTGGCGGCAACGTATCGCATGATTAACTCTTTGCTGCACCAGCGGCAAGAATACTCTCGATAAGCTCGCTTACTGCCCGACCAGTAATTCCATCAGGAGCAACTTCACGCAGCCCCTTGATGCCCTTTTTGTCGGCCAGCACTTCTAGCTCTGCTCGTGTCCACAGATTTCCGGCGTCTACCGTAACAGGCTCAACCGGGGCGGTTGACACTTCGGTTGACACTTCTACAGGGGCTTCTGGATATGACCCGTCCCAGCGAGTTACATATTTAGACGGAGGTTCGATACCGCGCTCAAAGTAAAAGTCCAGAGGATAGATAACCGAAAGTGCGTTTAGTGCGACATCTAGAGTGACGCCATCATCCTCAAGAATCTCCACTCCCTGCATCACTGCCCGCATTAGATTGGCCTGCTTTGGGCTTACTGTTCCAACTGATACTCCGCCAGCAAACAGAACCATACCGTAGTGACCAGAGTATTTTCCAGGTACGCGAAGTTTCATATTTCTAATCCTTAAATGAAAACAGGGGTGCAAGAAATCCTGCACCCCTATTCTATGTCAGCCGTGACTGACTTGCTAGCTATTAGGAAGCGTTAATACCCTTCAGACGAGCCAGCGAACGGGTGGACTTCAGGGCAGTACCGGTGTACCACTTGACCCGAGTGCGCAGCGCGTCCTTGTTCTGGACTGTACCGATGCTCTCGATACGGATACCAGCAGACTCACCACCGTACAGGGCGTGCATACCGTCCAACTCGTTCAGACGCAGAGCGTAGATCGAAGAACAGACAGCGCCAGAAGTGCCTTCAACTTCGTTCGTAGCGATGAAGTCGTTACGGATGATGGGCAGACCGTTGAACTGCAGCACAGGCACGCCAAAGTTCGGGATTTCCATCATAGTGGCATCATTGCCGCCAGTAACGCGAAGCAGGGCGCGATACTTGCGAATCGTGCGGCTGTTCATCATCAGGGCTTCAGGACCATTGGGAACCATATCAATCAGCGAGTCCAGCAGGTCCAACGACAGAGCGGCACCGTTTGTCGCGGCAGCAACTTCGTTGCCAGTGACAGTCACCATGCGCTTCAGGCCGTCAAACTCGGTCGCGGTGGCATTGCTGTCGCCATTAACCAGCTTGTCGCGGAACAGACGAGCCATGTACTTGGCCTTCAAGGCGATTTGGACAGCGAATTGGTCATTAACGTCGCTCTCAACTTCCATCGAGAACTTGTCAACGTCCACATCACCAGCGATGATCTTCAGCAACGCAGTAATCGTTGTGAAGTCAGCGCTCGATTCCGTGATCGCATCACCAGAGGCGATGAAAGCATTCGAGTTGGCACCAGAACCAGTACCAGCGTTAACGTTGGTAGACAGTTCACGGTTGTAGACATAAGCCTTGCC